TGATCGCTTCGCGGCGTCGGGCAGCTTCTCGAACTCAGCCGACAACTGCCGGGCGCGACCAATCGCCTCTTCGGCACCGCGTGTGGCTGGCGTGCCGAACAGGCCGAGGTCTCTCTGCCGAGGTGCCGCGCTGCCTAGAGTGAAGTCTCTTGACCTCAACCGTTCGGCCTCTGCTGCCTTGGCCGCCTGCTGCACTCGCTGAAGGTTCGCAATCTCACTGTCGGCTACCTTTTGTGCCTGCGCGAGCCGTTCGGCCTCCGCCGCCTTCGCCGCCTGCTGAACCCGTATGAAGTTGGCGATTTGACTGTCGGCAACCTTCTGTGCCTGCGCCAGCCGTTCGGCCTCCGCGGCCTTGGCTGCCTGCTGGACGCGGATTGAGTTCGCGATCTCACTATCGGCAACCTTCTGCGCCTGCGCGATCCGCTCCTGCTCGGCCGTCTTTGCTGCCTGCTGAACCCGTATGAAGTTGGCGATCTCGCTATCGGCGACCTTCTGCGCCTGCGCCAGCCGTTCGGCCTCTGCGACCTTGGCTGCCTGCTGGACGCGGATTGAGTTCGCGATCTCACTGTCGGCCACCTTCTGCGCCTGTGCAAGCCGTTCCTGCTCCGCTGTCTTCGCTGCCTGCTGAACCCTTATGAAGTTGGCGATCTCGGAATCCGCTGCGGCGGCAGCTCGTGATTTCGCTTCGGCCTCGGCGTTCGTAAGATTCTCGGTCGCGCTGATTGCCTCGTTCAGCTTCGCGACCAGTAGGTCAAGCGACCGCTGAGAGGAGCCAGTCGGCAGGCCGACGTTCGCCTTCATCTGCAACTTCGCGAACGCAGCCTCTGCCTCGCGAGTGAGTTGGTTGATTGTGACAAGAGATTCGACGAGCCGAGGACTCGAGGAAATCGCCGAAGCCGGCAGGCCCGCTGCCTTGTTTCCAACGGCTGCACCGCGGTCAAGAGATTCCGACAGAGCTGGCTGCGAGAAAACAAGCTCTCGCCCAGTCTTCAATCGCCCGGCCTTATCCGATACCTCTGCCAACTGACGCACAGAAGCCACGGTGGCATCGACGCTCGCTTTGACTTGATCGAAGTTCTTCTTGATCGCTGCCGTTGGCGCGATACCTTCTTCAATCAGGGCATTCAGAGACTCAAGTTCAGACTGAGACTGAACGAGGGCTGGCAGGAACCCCGCCTGCACCTCTTTTGCGAGGCCAGTCAATGTCGCCTGGGCGGCCTTGATGGGGTCGGATAGTTCCTCCGAGACCGACACAAGCTGCCGCATCTTGTTCGACGCGGCCTCGAGGTCGGATCGGCCAAGCTCGTCCATCAACGCCGGCAGCCGCTCAAGGACATCGCTGGCCTTGCCGCCACGGCTTATAAGCTGATCAAGATCGGACAAGTCGATATCGACGCCGTACTTCGCGGTGATCTGCGTTTGCAGCTCCTTCGCTGCTCGCGACACAGCCCGAATCGCCGCTGCTTCCTCTTTCTTGGCCGCGACGATGTCGCCGCCGCCGGCCGCCGTGCCTCCACCTGCCTCGGCCTGCTTGATCTCCCGCATCACCCTCTTAATATCGTCGCGGTGCTTCTCAAGTTCGGCAAGCTTCTGGTCAAGTTCCTGCTTCTGGCCCGTGAGCGTCGATACACGTTCATTTGCCCTGTTCAGTTCCTCGGGCTTAGACCTCGGCCCCGAAGACATCGTCTCGAGCGTCTTCTTCGCCGCCGCAGCCCTGGCAAGCTCTGCCTCGACCTTGATCAACTCGGCGCTAACCCCAGAAATCGCTTTTGTCAGCGACTTCTGCCCCATGAACTCGCCGCCCATGAGCTTGCCGGCCGCGCCTCTCGCCTCTTCAAGCTTGGCTCTCAGCGAGTCGACGCTCTCGGCGTTGACCTTTACCGTGACGGGCACGCTGCCGATGGAGGCAACCTTGGCCTTCGCCGCCTCGGCGGCGGCGGTCAGCTCGGCAAGCCGCTCACGAGACTTGCCAATGTCAACGTCGGCCTCGATCTTCCCGCCAAGCTCCTTGAGCTTGTCGATTCCGCCAACGCGAGCGATGAGTTCAATGTCCTTCGACTTGAGCCCGCTGATCGCGTCCCGCAGGGCCGAGACGCTGGACATCCCCGTCGTCTTCAAGACGATGTCGACCTGTCGCTTCGACAGGGCCGAGTTCAGCCTGGACTGGAGCGAGTCCAAGTCCTTGATCATGCCGGGGAAGCCTTTGAACGAGAGCTTCATCGACGCGGCGGCCTGGAGCGACCGCTCGAACTTCTGGAGCGGCGTGTAGATGCCCTCCAGGGAACGCGCCGCCTGCCGGGAGGCAGAGGTCAGATTGCTCTGCACACTCCTGGCAAACGACGACACTTCCTTGGCCGACTTCGACAGCTTCCCGTCGAAGTCGGCCGTGTTCGCCGAGACGACTGCACTGATTTTGCCGAGGTAGCCGTTTGCCATCGCTTCATCCTTGAATTGGCGTGTTCAGCTTCATCAGTTCGCTCATGATCTGCGACTGCGACTGCTCCGGCTTGACTACGGTCGGGATGAACGCGGCCTCGTCGGGGATGTCGTGCTTCTTGTAGTTCCCTGACGATGCCATGATCACCCTGCACAGTCGCGCCGTCTGGCCCCACGGGTCAGGCAACGGCCACCGCTGATCAAATGCGTACCACTCGGCGATCTCCTTGCTGTCAACCTCCTGCAACAGCCGCTTGACGCTCATCCCCAGCGTTGCCGCTAGGCGGAAGTAGAAACGCCGTTCTGGCCGAGCGGCGAATCTTCCCCCAAGGCATCGACTGCCTCCTGCGTGAAGGCATTCAGCTTCCAGCCGGCCTCGAATAGGCGGTTGATCACGACCGAAGACTTCTTGCCGAGCACGTCGGCCTCGTCGTCGCTGAAGAGGCGCTCGCCGTCCTCGTCGCACAGGGAAAGCAGGAGGAAGCGAATGCGGAACGCCTTCATCTTCTGATCGGCGTAGGACTCCTCGAAACGATCGCGGTCGGTGCCGGTGAGAACACGAAGAAACACGTCGCCCTTCCACTCGGGAACGGCGAACTTCTCCTTGCGAACGTCGTCGACAGCCAGGATGCTTTTACGATCAAGTGCCATATCAATCTGCTCCAGAGAGTGCTTGCGGTGCGGCATCCTGCCGTCTATGTGCCTTGATAATCAGTTATTAGAAACTTGAGCGAGCCGCGAATCAGCTCGCCAGACTGCGCGCTGATGGACGCAGATTCGCAGATCACCCGCCGAACGACGCTGTAGCCGCGCGAGCTGAACGTGAGAGCGCCGACCTTCCTGACAAGCGACTGCGGGTCGAGGTTGAAGGTTAGGAAGTCCACCGTTATGGTGCCGCCGGCCAACTCGCCGGTCGGCACCATGAACGTGTATCCAAGCCTGTCCCCTGCGGCGGTCATGTTGGTGACCTCCGCTGTCGGCATCTCCACAGAGATGCCGGTCAGCGCGCCGCTGAACGTCAAGAAGGAAAACGTCGCGCCGTGTGCGGTGGCCCCGGCCATGTCGGGTCACCTCCCAGGCGTTAGGCAACCCGCCAAGTCGCGTTGCCCTTGAGGAGATCGCCGACAGTGCCGCCGACGGTCGAGGCCGTGAGGGTGGCGTTGCCGGAGAAACTGAGACCGCCGGGGCCGGTGATGCTGAGAGCAGCCGACTGAACCGTAATGACGGTCGACGCGATGTAGTCGCAGGAGACTTCACGCTGGACGAACGTCGGGACGTATTCGCGGCGGCTGCCCACGGCCTGACCGAGGTGCGAACCGTCGGCGTTGTCGATCTGGTCGTTGACATTGAAGCTCGTGATCGTCAGGGTCTGACCAGAGTAGTTCATGGTCACGCCCATCGCTGCAACACCGGCCATAGTGCGCCTCCTTGCGCTAAAGTCTTATTCAGTGGCCTCAGACCACCGAATCTGAAATAGTTGTCGAACCTCGTATGCTGGCGGGAGTTGCGCTCCCACGGCTGCCGGGTCGAGATAGTCATCCGTCTCCGACACGAGCCGCATATCACTTATTGTAACGCCCGAGAGGGTGCCGATGCGGCCATCCAAAGCGAGTCGCACTTCGTCGGCAAGTTCGCGTGCGGCGTCGTAGTAGAGAGCCCAGGACGCGATCTGGAGGTGAACAACTGGCTGGTACATTGGCCCAGAGAGGTGGGCTTCTCGAGTGATGTTGTTCCGCTTGTAGACGCAGAACGGGAGGACTGCGTTTTTCGGCACCGCGATCGGGTAGACCTGAAATCCAACCAGCCTCGCCACCTCGGGGGTGGTGACGAGCCTCTGAAAAACGTGCTTTTCTGGAGAGATGATCACTTCGATAGCCTGTCGATATTGGCCTGAATGGCCGCCTTGAGCGTGTTAAACACGGCCCCCTGCTGCTCACTGATGGTCTTCTCCATCGCGTGTGACGCGGGCATACGGGCGTAAGTGTCGCCTGGGTGGAGCGTGATGGGGTGCATCTTGCCACCGGAGAGGCCGAAGTCGTGCGGGTAGCCCTTTCCCATCGCGGCCTGCCTCGCCTCTTCGTACTTGCTGCCCATCAGGAAGTAGTAGCCCTTCGACATATTTGCGAACTGCTGGTTGTTCGCCGACGAGTGACGCCGCATCTTCCCGTTGATCATCTGGTG